GCAGATGAAAGACGGCCAAGAAAGACTCGACAACCTGCGCGATACGCGTAGGCGCGAGAAGCGGCCGGAGGTCACGTCCCAGCTCGCAGCTGGTTCACAATCCGCCGGCTATTTTTCTAAGGAATAGGTTGTGACTACGGAACAAATTCGCGCCTACAAACACGCGTACTATCTCGCGAACCGCGAACACAAAAACGCTTTAAGCCGCAGGTGGCTCAAAGCTAATCGCGCGAAAGCCGCCGGCTATCAGCGTAAGTGGCGAGCTACGCACCAAGAAGCGTATCGTGCTAGTAAGGGACATCCGATGCCTACTCGTCCGATGCCGGAGATGTGCGAGCTTAATTGTGGGCGCCCCGCTAAATGTTTGGATCACGACCACGCTACCGGGAAGTTCCGTGGGTGGTTGTGCATGCACTGCAATCATGGTTTGGGAAAGATGCTTGACTCACCCGCTCTCCTTCGGGCAGCGGCAACTTACTTAGAAACTACGAGGAATTAGATGATGGATATCACGACCGCCCTACCGGGGCTCCTTTCAAATATAAGCCGCAATAGGGAGCAGGCTGAGAAAAATCTTGTTCAGTGCCGACAGGCTATGAGTCAGTTGGATGAAGAGTCGTTAGCTTCTATTCGTCAGCTGGTCAAGAAGTGGGAGCACGCGCAGTCGATCACGCAGTTCGTCAACGCCTACGTGCAGCAAGAAGGGATGCAGACCGCAGCCCGTGAGATGGACGCCGCGATTGCGGTACTTCAGACTGCTATGGACGACGATGTGTTCGCTACGCAGGCTCAGGCCCAAATGGACGCCAACGAGAGGATCGCCAGCCCTCTTCCTTCCGCCGGACAGAGCTTGGAATCTGCGCCGGCAGATCAGACGAATGAGTCAACACACGTTGACCCACATGCCGCCGCACTTGAAGAAAAGGGTCCAGCGCGAGACTCAGCAAAAACAATACACCCGCGCAACTGACGTGCTCATGAAGAAGCACTTTAAGCTCATGTAGCTGGCCCCCGGTGATAAGCCGGGGGTATTTTTGGAGAACAACATGAAAAGATTTTTTTGGACAAAGAGCCCGACCGGTAAGGTCGCCCACATGACTCCCGCGCCCGCGCGACGCAAGAATCTGGTCGAAGGCGACCTGACCTATTGCGGTCGTGTCGTTACCACTGCATGGCGCAGTTTGCGTAGTCGCTTTCGTGGATTGCGTAAAGGTCCAGTGAAGGTGTGTGCCACCTGCGCTGACCACATGCCGGACATCATCAACGTGGCACGCGTTCGTGGCTAACGAGTTCGACTATTGCGCGCCGACGACTGTCAGCTTGCTGATGGAGTCCAACAAACGCGTGCGCCTGATCCGCGGCCCGGTGGGCTCGGGGAAGTCTTCCGGCATGGTGATGGAGTTGACGCGTCGCGCCATGGAGCAGGCGCCGGACCCAAAGGACGGTAAGCGACGTACCCGCTTCGCGCTCGTGCGCAACACGCTGCCCCAGCTGCAGACGACTACAGCGAAGACCGTGGCGGAATTATTGCGCGGAGTAGTGACCTATGAAGCCCAACACAAAACCTTCTGGCTGCGTACTGGCGACGTTGAATCTGAGTGGATCATGTTACCGTTGGACACGCCTGAGAACGTACAGCGTCTCTTGTCGCTCGACATCACCGCCGGATGGCTTTCAGAGTTGCGCGAGCTGCCGCCCCAAATACTCATGGACGTTTTGGGTCGATGCGGTCGCTACCCTTCAATGGCTAATGGTGGCCCGTCCTGGCATGGAGTTATCGGCGAGACTAACTCATTCTCGGAGGACTCTCCTTGGTATCCTATTTTGGAGGAAGGGGTCATGCCAGATGGTAAGCCTCGGCCCGCGCAGTGGGGTTACTGGACTCAACCTGGCGCCCTAGATCCAGGGGCAGAGAACCGTGAAAATCTCGTGCCTGGATATTACGAAGATCTGATCATCAACAATTCGGCCGAGTGGGTGGAGCAGTATGTCGACAACAAAATCACGCCGAGCCTTGCTGGCGAAGCGGTCTTCCGAGCTTCTTTCCGCTCAGACTTCCACGTTGCTAAGAGCGCGCTACTCCCAGTCCCTGGCACTCTTGTGGTTGTTGGGATGGACTTTGGTCGCAACCCGGCCGCGGTCATTACGCAGATGGACGCTCGCGGCCGGCTTGTGGTTATTGACGAACTGATCACCGAGCAGGCCGGCAGCATGGGCGTCGAGCAGTTCATCGCCCTACAGCTTCGCCCGCTTCTCTCCCAAGCGAAGTACGCGCGCCTGCCCGTGGGGATCGTCGGCGACCCTTCGGGCATCGCCCGCGGCCAGATCGGCGAGGAGAGTGTATTCCGCGCGATCACGCGTCTAGGTTTTGCCTCGCAACCCGCCATGACCAACCTCATTGAGCCGAGGCTCCGCGCTGTTGAGAAATGGTTACTCCAGCAGCGCGATGGCGGAGCTGCGCTCTTGATCTCCCCGCACTGCACGACTTTGGTACGAGCGATGCAGTCGCGCTACCGGTACGACCGCCTGAAGGACGGACAGCTCAAGCCGATGCCCAATAAAGGCCATCCTTGGTCGGATATCGCCGACGCGCTACAATACGGCGTGCTGGGTCACAGTGGCAACGTTCTCAGCAGGTTGAACCGCATCAAGCGCAACGATAAACCGGTCCCGGCGCCATCAGTGAGGGCGTGGACTTAAAACCTGATATAGTGCAAGCGCTTGCGTCTTATTCAAGAACGAGAAAAACACGATGGGCGTCATCGACACCAGCCCTGGTACTGCGGGTTTCGCAGGAGCCGGCGGCAATCTAGGCAACTCAGCCCGCGCAGCGTCAGCTGTTCCCGGCGTGCCTGACACTGGCTCGGGACCGCGTTACCCGAAGAAAGTCGACAAGACCATGGAGCCGATGCGCCACCAAGGCCGCGGGCTGCTTCGCGTAGTGGGAAACGACGAGCTGGACGCAGCCGAAAAACGCTCGATCGACCTCTCCGAGGTGTCACCTGAGATCGCAACTGAGCTTGCGAACTACGTGCGGCAGCGCTTTGAGAAGGCAGTCCGCCACCGCCGCGTGATTGGAGTGGACGACGAGCTTATCCGCGACATGCGCGCCTACAACGGTGTCTACGACCCCGGCGTTCTGCAACAAATTCAGTCCATGGGCGGCTCGACTACGTATTCCAGACTGATGACAATGAAGTGCCGCGGCGCCACAGCCCTCCTGCGCAACGTCTATATGAACTCCGACCGCCCCTGGACCCTCGCACCAAGCGAAGATCCGGTGGTTCCAGAGACTTTGGAGATGAATATCAGCGGTCTCGTGCACGAAGAGGTCATGAAACAGAACCAGGAAGGCAAAATCGTCGGACAGGATTTGATTCTCATGCGTTTGGAGGAGCTGTACGACGCTGTCAAGCTCAACGAACGGCACAAAGCGGCCGAGGAAGCCAAGAAAGCACAGCTGAAGGTCGACGAGATCCTCGAAAAGGGCTATTTTTACCCGGCTTTGAGCGAATTTCTCGCCGATTTGCCTGTTTACAAGTACGCAGTGATCAAAGGACCGGTCACGCGCCGCAAAACCGAGCTGAAGTGGGAGAAAAACAAGCGAAAACTCGTTGCGCACGAGTCCGCGGTGTTCCAATGGGAGCGCGTGAGCCCCTGGGACATCTGGTTCAGCCCCGGAGCGACGTCAATCAAGAACACAGAGGTGTTTGAGCGCCAACGTCTGTCCGTGAACGACCTCTACAACCTGATTGGCCTCCCCGGATACCGCGAAGATGACATCCGCGCGATCATTCAGGCGTACGAGGGCCGTGGATTCAAAGAATGGATTCAAATATTTGACTACGAGCGCGCCCAGATGGAAGGGCGCAACAACGTACTCGACGACGCGTTCATAAACGCCATCGAATTCCACGGTTTCGTGCTCGGGCGCTATTTGATGGAGTACAAGGTCCCAGGAGTGGACGATCCGATGAAGCCGTACTTCATTACGGCGTGGATGGTCGACAAGCGCATCTTCAAAGTGATGATGAACCCCAGCCCGCGTCTACGCGTGCCGTACTACGTGACGAGTTTCGATAAACAGCCGGGCACCTTGTTCGGCAACGGCATCCCCGCCCTCGCCAACGACCTGAGCGACGTCATCAACGCGACCCTGCGGGCGCTGATCAACAACATCGCGATCTCGTCTGGCCCGCAGGTGGTCTATCACGAGGAGCTGTTGTCGCCTACACAGGACGACTCGCTGTATCCATGGAAGCGCTGGAAGGTTTTGAGCGATCCATCGAACCCGCAGCAAGAGCCCGTGAAGTTTTTCCAGCCGCAGAGCAATGCGCAGGAGCTTATGGGCATAGTGGACAAGTTCTCAACGATGCTCGACGACGTGAGCACAATTCCCAAGTACCTTACGGGCAACGGACAGGCCGGAGGCGCGGGACGCACAGCATCGGGCTTGTCGATGCTGATCAACAATGCGAACAAGACGCTGCAAAACGTCGCGGATAACATAGACACCGACATCTTCCTTCCTCTATTGGAAATGCTCTACGACTTCATCATGTTGACGGATGCCACTGGCATGCTGCGTGGTGACGAGACCATAGTTGTCGAGGGTGTGCGTCAGGCGGCGAAGCAGGAGCAGGACCTCACGAAGCAGCTTCAGTTCCTGCAGCTGATCAACAACCCGTCCTATCAGGGTCTCATTGGTCCGGGTGAGATGGCGCGCATCTTGCAGCAGATCGCCGACAATATCGGCATGGAAATCAAGGTTACTCAGCCCGAGGATGCCGTCGCACCCCCAGGCCAGCCGCCCGCATTGCCCGGTTTACCGCCGGGGGTTGCGGTCCCTCCCGGTTGGCCCGCGTCAGCAGCGCTTCCCCCGCCAGCGCCTCCCGGTGGCCAAGGCGCAGGATTTAACAGCACAGGAGACAACAACCCGCAGCCCAGCGGCGCTGCTCCGCCTGGAACTGGGGGGGTCCAAGGAATCCCGGCTGCGCCGCAGGGGTTCGCACCACTTAATACTGTCCAGGCGGCGCCGCTGCCGCAGGTTTGACCGATCGTCACTCGTGTAATACTATTCAAGCAACAAGAAGGGCCACCCCAATGTCTAAGAAAATTCACCCAGGCGGCATCACTACTGTGAAACCCGGTCCCGTTTTTACGGTTAACGACCCCGCCAAGTTCCACGGCGCCGGCAAAACGACCGGCAAACCAGACGGAGATTCGACCATCATGAAGCAGAAGACAGGCCCCACGCGCGACTACAACTCGACGCCCGTGAACATGCCGAG